TTCCATGGCGGGGTAAATGGATCAACTACAGATATTAACTGGGATATCGAAGGTGAAGTTGATGTAGAATTTTTCAAGGGCTACGATTTTGTGATGTTGGGCGATATTCACAAGCTACAGTATTTAGACACTGAAAAGAGAATAGCCTATCCAGGCTCTACAATTCAGCAAAATTATGGCGAAGATCCTGGTAAAGGATATTTGTTTTGGGATATTGAAAGTAAAGATAAGTTTACTAGCACGTTCTACGAAATTCCTCATAGCAAGCCGTTCGTCACTATTGACTGGACAGGCGCTGTAAAAGAAACAGTTGACCATGCAAAAGACTATCCTGATTTTGCCAGATTCAGGGTTAGAACAAATACTCCAATATCTCAGGCAGAAATAAAACATCTTCATAGTTCGCTTAAAGAAATAAAGAAGGCAACTGAAATTGTCTTTAAGCATGATCATCACGTTGAAACATCAAAAATTCAAACTAGCGCAGGAGAATTAAGTACTAAAGATCTCCGCGATGAAGCAACGCAGATATCCCTGACCAAAGAATATTATAAAGATCTTGACTTAACTGATGAAGAGTGGTCAAGAATCACCGCGCTGGTCCACAAGTACAGCCAGAAAGCTATAAAATCAGACACTGTCCGAAATATTAAGTGGTCATTAAAGCGAATTGAATTCGATAACACATTTGCATACGGAAAAGAAAACGTTATTGATTTTGATACTCTAAGCGGCATTACTGGCTTGTTTGGGAAGAACAGAACAGGGAAGTCATCCATTCCTGGTACGCTAATGTACAATCTTTTTAACACCACTGACCGCGGCCCTATCAAGAATCTTCATATTATTAACTCTAGAAAGGGACATTGCGTTTCACGTGCAATGATCAATGCCAACGGCAAAAATTATAAGATTGAACGTCAGTCTGTAAAGAAGACAAACCGGAAAGGTCAAGAAAGCGCTGTAACTCATCTTAACTTGAGCGAGATCGATGAACAAGGGGTTGAAGTTAGGGACCTGAATGGTGAACAGCGTCGAGAGACAGAAAAAACACTACGTGCCTTAGTAGGATCATCTGATGACTTCTTAATGACCTCTTTGGCTAGCCAGGGTGAAATGAATAACTTCATTAAACACCGCGCGACGCAAAGAAAGAACATTCTTACAAAGTTTTTAGATCTAGAAATTTTTGAAGAGATGTGGGTCTTGGCAAAAGAAGACTCTGCAGTGATTAAGGGCCAGCTTTCTAATGTACCTGATCGAGATTGGGATATCTTAATATCTGAGAAGCGATCTGAAAAGAAATCTTTCCGCAAAGATCGTGATGTAGCTGAAACGCAAATAGCTAAATTGAGATTACATCTTCAAGAAATGAAAATCGCCCTGGCAACGAGCAATAGTAAAGATCTGGTAACTAGTGCTGATGTTGAAAGTCAAGAAAGCACAATAAAAGCTGCACAGAATAAGTTAAAAGAGCTGAGTGATAAATCAGATGTCCTTCTTCAGGCTGTTGCTACTGCACAAAGCAAGCTAGAGACAATTGAGGCAATAAAGGGCCAGTTTCCTATCGACGATTTAAGAGAAAGGCTGACAGCACAACAGGACTTAGAACGTACTTTACTGTCACTTTCTCATGAGCACTCTACAGAAAAGACGCTGCTGAAAACGCAAAATAAGTCTGTGAGTCTCTTGGAAGAGGTGCCTTGCGGTGATCAATTTCCTACATGCAAGTTTATTAAAGAGTCACACAAGAACAAGAAAAAGCTAGAAAATCAGGCCCAGACTGTTTCTGATATGCTAGAAAAAGTAAGCGCAGCCAAAAAGAGCTTAAACGTTTTGAAGCGAGAGGATCTCGTAGAGAAAATTGAAAAATATGACAAGATTTTAGAAAAAGCATCGAAGCTTCACAAAAGTTTAGGCAACGATCGTCTTGAGCTTAGCAGATCTAATACTAAGAAGAAGGCATTTAAGGATACAATTGATGATGCTGTAAGAGAGCTCCAGACAATGAAGATGCGCGTTTCAAACTCTGATGAAGCAGATAAAATATCGAAGGCAAAGAAAGAGATTGATCGTGTAGGCGATCAAATAAACACCCAAGATGCTGAAAGAATAAAACTTACAGAGTCAATTGGCCATTTAGAAGCACAAATAGCAAAGCTTTCTGAAGAGAAAACGAAGTATAGCGACCTGATTATTCAATGGCGCTCATATGATTTGTTTATGAACGCGATGTCTAAGAAAGGCATCCCGTTGCAAATAATGTCGTCCCAGCTTCCGCTAATTAATGAAGAAATATCAAAGATTCTGCAAGGAGTGGTTGGATTCACTGTAGAGCTTGAAGCTGACTCGGGATCAAATGATATGGATATTTTCATTAACTACGGAGATTCTCGACGAATAATTGAATGTGCATCAGGTATGGAGAAAATGATGTCTTCTTTGGCAATCCGTGTTGCGTTGATTAACGTATCTTCTCTTCCCAAGACAGATCTTCTTATCATCGATGAGGGCTTTGGTGCCCTAGATGATATGAACGTTGAGTCTTGCAATAGATTGTTGTCATCCCTAAAGAAGTGGTTTAGAAATATACTAGTCATCTCTCATGTAGACGCAGTCAAAGATGGTGTAGACAATATTCTAGACATAACTCAGCACAACAAGGATGCTAAGGTAGCCTATGAGTAAGTCTGTTAAGCATCCGATGGGTTTCTATATTAAAAGCTCAGAACAAATTGACAGAGTACCCTTGGATTGCCCTATTTGTGAGCTAACGATAAGAGACCAGACTGACATGCTAGCCTTTATGAATTATGACTGTTGTGAAGAGTGTAAAGTAACATGGGCTGAGCCTTATTCTGAGCAATGGAAAAGCGGTTGGCGCCCATCTAAGTCAAAGATCGACAAATACCGCGAGAATCTGTTGTCCAGACCTTCATATTTAGTTATCTAAGGAGCAAACGGAGAAAATAATGCTTACAAAACACGAAATACTAAGTTCCCTTCTCAACACCACATTTGGAAATGAGTCCAGTCCAACAGGCACTAGATCAATTACATGTGCTTTTGAAGGCGACACTTTAATTCTTAAGTACCAGTCAATTGTTCATTTCGCCGGCGAGCACGCTGTTCGGGGGCAAATGTCTAGAATCGCTGAAGAGGCAATTCAAGTAATGACTGACAAGGTTTCAGAACTTAAGTCTTCATATAAAGAAATTACAGGAAGTGCTCTCAAACTCAAAGAAGTATTTTCTGATGATGATGTCGAAATTCTTCCAGGCGCCATCCATGCACCTCGTAGAACTGCTTATTACAGAAGACACCATAGACTTAAGTTGCAGGATTAATGTCAGTCACTAGTAAACAGCGTCAGATCAAAGAGATAGTGCGTTGTGGCAAAGATCCTGTGTACTTTATGAAGAAGTACTTAAAGATCCAGCACCCAACACGAGGGTTGATTGATTTTAATACATACCCCTTCCAGGATGAGTGTGTACAAGACTTTAATGATCATCGATTCAATATTATTCTTAAGTCACGTCAGCTTGGGATCTCGACACTGACTGCTGCCTATGCTGTATGGCTGGCAGCCTTCTATAAGGATAAAAGTATTCTTGTTATTGCAACTAAGCTTGCGGTTGCACAGAACTTTATAAGAAAAGTCAAAGTTGCGCTTAGAAGTATGCCAAAGTGGCTGCTGATGCCTGAGATCACTGGAAATAATAAGCAGGCCGTAGAATTTTCGAATGGGTCAGTAATAAAAGCTGTGCCAACATCTGATGATGCAGGCCGGTCTGAAGCTTTGTCTCTTCTAATTGTAGATGAGGCGGCATTTGTTAGAAATTTTGATGATCTATTTACCGGACTCTATCCTACACTTTCAACAGGTGGTCGAGCAATTATTCTATCAACCCCCAATGGTGTAGGCGGTCAATATCACGATCTATGGATAAAAGCAGAAGCTGGCGAAAATTTATTTAACCCTATTAAGCTTCCATGGGATGTGCATCCTGAACACGGTGAAGATTGGTTTGCCAGCGAGTCAAAGAATTTATCAAAAAAGCAAGTAGCACAGGAGCTTTTGTGTGATTTCTCTGCTTCGGGTGACACAGTTCTTAGCTCAGAGGACATAGAGTGGCTAGGTGCAAATATAAAGAAGCCCATGGATCGATGGGGTCCTGAAATGGGAGTATGGGTGTGGAAGTACGCGCTGACAGAGCACCAGTATATCATTTCTGCGGACGTGTCCAGAGGAGACTCAGGTGACTACAGTACGTTTCATGTGATTGATACAGGGGCGTCAGAAGTTGTTGCTGAATTCAAGGGCAAAGTACCACCAGATCAATTTGCAACGCTGCTAGCTGAAGCCGGAAAGCGATACAATGAAGCTTTAGTATGTCCAGAGAACAACACATATGGGTACGCTGTCATAATGAAGCTCAGGGATCTAGAGTACAAGAACTTATACTTCAAAAATGAGAAGGATAGATTCGCGGCACTTTACGGCCTGGGAGAGGTTGAACTTGGAAAAATTGGATTCGCCACTACAGGGCAGTCTAGAAATCAAATATTAACAAAGCTTGAGCAGGTTATAAGAAATAGAGAGATTAGAACTTACTCTTCTCGTCTTTATGCTGAAGCTAAGACATTTATATGGAGAGGTAACAAAGCTCAAGCTCAAAAAGGTCGAAACGATGACTTGATGATGGCATTGGCAATCGGCATTTGGTTGTACGATACATCTCCCGTGCATAGCAAACATTCATATGATCTCAATCAAGCAATGTTAGAGGGCTTTAGTGTCAACGGAAGAGGTCATGACCATATTAAAAACCCATGGGCTTCGAGGAATTATAACCCCTTCAAGCCGTATGAGGCAGAACATTTTACAACAAGCGGAAGTAATAGTCCGTACGGTGATATGAGTTGGCTGCTTTAGTTTATGTAGTGAATTCTACGCAGTACCATCCTAGTTAGTGATAGAAGGTGAAACATGGCTGGAAAGAACCCAAATCTTTTTGTAAGGCTTACTAAGCTATTTCGTTCCGGTCCGGTTATAAAGCGACGGGTCAGGGGCCAATCAAGCAAAGTAGGGTCGACTTCAACAGCGCAAGAAGTTTTTAAGCGAGCGCATAGTGATGTGTATAATAGTACATTGTCATCTTATGGCGCATTTGATAGGATGTCACGATATAGTGACTTTTCTGAAATGGAAGCAACCCCTGAGATTGCAAGTGCGTTAGACATCTATGCAGAAGAAACAGTTTCACCTGACGATAAAGGTCGAGTGTTACACATATATTCAGAGAATAGAAAACTTCAAGAGCTTTTAGATCAACTTTTTTACGAAACTCTAAATGTTGAATTTAATCTTGTTATGTGGGTACGAAATCTCTGCAAATACGGCGATTTCTTTTTGTTTAATGACATATCGCCTGAGTTTGGTGTGATAAATGCATTCCCTATATCAATTTCTGAGATTGAGAGAGAAGAAGGCTTCGACCCGGATGATCCTTTAGCAGTTCGCTACAGATGGATAACACAGGGGAACCAAATATTAGAAAACTGGCAACTTTCTCATTTTCGTCTTTTAGGTAATGACTCATTTCTTCCGTATGGTTCTTCAGTTTTAGAGGCCGCGCGCAGAATTTGGCGTCAACTTATTCTTATTGAAGATGCCATGTTAGTCTATAGAGTCATACGCGCGCCTGAACGTCGTGTTTTCTACATTGATGTGGGCAACGTTCCTCCTGAAGAAGTCGCAAACTATCTAGAGCAGGCACAGACGAGTCTTAAGAGAAATCAGATTGTTGACAAAGACACAGGAAAGGTAGACTTGCGGTATAACCCGCTCTCAGTAGACGAAGATTATTTTCTTCCCGTACGCGGCGGCGAATCCGGAACAAAAATCGAGACATTGGCCGGCGGCCAAAATACAGCCGCTATTGAGGATGTAGAGTATATTCAGAAAAAGCTATTTGCAGCACTCAAAATTCCAAAAGCATATCTAGGATATGACGAGGACGTGGGTTCTAAAGCGACACTGGCTCAAGAAGATATTCGGTTTTCAAGATCAATTTCTAGAATTCAAAAGACTGTAATCGCTGAGTTGAATAAACTGGCCATGATTCATCTTTACTCTCACGGGTATGAAGGCGAAGATCTCATTGATTTTGAGATTAAGCTATCAAACCCTTCCTCAATTGCTCAGCAACAAAAACTAGAACTGGTGCGCGCAAGATTTGAAATTGCCGGCTCTGCACCAGAAGGTCTTGTTAGCCGAACATATATTAGAAAGCAAATTTTGGAAATGACTGAGGAACAAATTGCTAGCTTAATTGATGAAAGAATTGCAGATACCGACGAGGATAAGGCTGTTGAAGCTGGCTCAGCCGCTGCCGAAGGCGGCGGAGGTGACGAAGCTGGAGGTGATGAACCACCCGCGGACGACGACGGCGGCCTTTTCGCATCTGACACCAAAGACGGAAAGCTTCTTACCGCTGAGCCTGCCAAAGATGGAAAAGACCGCGAAGACTTGGAAGAAGAGGAAGAAGATGATGATGATATTCACGGAAGGCTCTCGATAGCCGACACCGAAGCCCCGATAAAAGCTCAGAAAAAGATTAGGAACATATTTAACGAACCAATCCAAAAGAGTCGAAAAGTAACAGCAGGTGCTGAAGCCTTGGCAATGCCCGACTTGGCCAAAATGGTGTCTGTAGGTAAGGCCGGACGAACACAAGACACCCTAAATAAGCCGTTCGACGATGATTTTATCAAGAATCCCCTGGGTGCTAAAACGAAGTCTAAAAGATTCAGGGAATCTATGCTTCCGAGAAATGATGTTGTAGAAGAATTTTTGGATGATGGCATAAAATATCATACTAGAATGACCAGAGATGTTGAGCGAGCGTTAAGTAAGATGGATAGCTCCATAGGTATACATCGTAGTACCATACTTAGTGAAGCATCTACAGAAGATGAGGAACCAATTGAGTTTAATCTCTCAGATTTAGTGAGTCCAGATGACGATGAGTAAATCACATAATAAAAAAAGAAACGTGGGAATCATCTATGAGCAATTAGTACGAAAAGTATCTGAGGCACTTGTCGATGGAGATATGAATCGTGCAAACCTTGTACTGGATATCCTTAAAAACAATTTTAAGAAGAAGACAGAGCTTTATAAAGAATTCCGATTGTTCAATGCTCTAGTTAAAACAACAGTCAGCTCTGATTCGATTGCCACCAGGATTTTGTCTGAAGCAAAGAACGCAGCCCAGGACCACGACGCGGCAATGCTTCGGAAAGAAAAATCTCGCCTTATAAAGGAGATCAATCATACTCTTGATGACGATAGTTTTTACTCAACAAGAATTGAAAGCTATAGAACCTATGCTACAATTCAAACATTGCTAAATGATTGGAGAAAAGCCCCGGGTGCTGATATCAAAAGAGTTGCGCTTTATGAAGATAAAATTCATTCGTGGCTTATAACTGAGAAGAGTGTTACTGATCTTGAGGACTTGAGGTCTAATGATATTGATAAACTTACTGTTAAGATTATGCGAGAAAAGTTTAATAAACGATACGGCATGACTTTAACAGAGAACCAGAGATCACTAATACGAGAAATGGTCTTTAGCAAAGAGACAGGAGACGGCAGTATTGCAAAGTCTCTGATGCAAGAACAAAAAGAGGATGTGGTTTCTCTTATTCAAGCATATGAAAGAAATTGCACAAGCACATACAGCCTCAAGAAGGTACCGTTAGTTTTAGAAGCAGTTCGTTCTCTCGACACAGATAACATATCTGACGAAAATGTCGCAAGATTCTTGACAACTATCAAGCTTGGGACTGAGCTTGCGGAGGAAAGTAATGAATAAGCAACTTCTAACTGAGTGGTTAGCTTTCGATTATTCCAAAGAGATGATCGAAGAGTCTAAAAAGCAGAATGCCGGAAAAATTGTGCTGAAGGGTGTCTTGCAAAAGGCAGACACACTTAATCAGAATGGCAGAATATATCCACAGCCAATTCTCGAAAGAGAAATAAGAAACTATCAAAAGTTTATTGAAGAAAACAGAGCCCTCGGCGAATGTGATCATCCAGACTCATCTGTAGTAGAGCTCAAGAACGCATCTCATATTGTTCGTGAAGCTTTTATGGAAGGGGACGTTTGCTACGGATCAGTAGAACTTTTAGATACCCCATCAGGCCAGATTTTGCAAAGCCTGGTAGAATCCGGCGTAACTCTAGGAATTTCTTCCAGGGGTGTGGGATCAACAAAACAAGATGGCGACTACCAAGTTGTTCAGGACGATTTTCAATTAATTTGCTGGGACTTTGTCTCAGAGCCTTCCACCCCGGGAGCTTTTATGATGCGTGAGGGAAGAGAAATTAGCGAAAATGATTTGAATAGACACTTTACTCGCTCTGATCGTATTGATAGAATTTTCAATGATATTTTGAATTGGGAGGAAAAGTAAGCGATGTCCTTACATGCACCAAAGTCACACCACAATCATGTAGGGGAATACCAGCAATCAGGGATTCCCTTTACACTACAGATCGTCAACAGCTCTGCGTTAGACGACACAGCAGAATCAGGCACAGATACTGTCTTGGCTAAAACTGTTAAATTTCCATACGTTTCTAGATGGATAACAGTATATAGTTCAGCTAAATTTTGGATCGCTTACGGCAGCACCGGAATGGTTGCCCCAGCGGTAGGATCGTCCAGAGCAGGGAAGAATATTTTTCTAATACCTGCAGGCACACACATGTCTTTCGAATTAAAGTGTAAAGATATGTTAGTCTACGCGAGCGCGAATCCCCAGACAATATACGTGCATGCAGGCCTTACAGGAATTCAGCGTGATATGTTCCCGGACATAGCAACAATTGATGGAGTCGGAGGAACCTGATGGCTAAGCTAAAAAGAGATGATCTAAAACAAATTGTCAAAGAATGCTTAGTTGAAATTCTTGCTGAAGGTTTAGAAAATTCTTCTAGCAGCCAGCTAAGTGAGTCAAGAGTTTTATCCTCTCCCACACCTCGACCAAGAAAATCCAGGCCCAAGGGCTCTGATGATAATCCCAATTTTAATAAAGCTGTTACTAAAAATGTATCGGCTTTGACAGATGATCCAATGATGGCATCTTTGTTTGAAGACACAGCAAGAGGAACTTATCAAGACCAGCTGTCAAATGAATCAGCCCCTGGGCAAGCCTCTATGACAGAGACTGCTGCACCTGGCGCTGACTTAACCCAAGTCTTCGGTGATGATGCTGCACAGAATTGGGCAGCACTTGCATTTAATAGTCCTTCAAAGAAGTCTTAAGTCTAAATGGATATAGAAGATTTTATCGCTCGTGAATATGTAGTAATGGACCAAACAGTTCGTCGACGGACACCCAGGAGATTTAGTAATGTCAAAAATTCGTAAGCTAACACCGCGCCTTCTTAGAAAAATTGTTTTAGAAGAGAAGCGTCGCATCATTAGAGAGAATGACCCAATTGAAGCCGGCATAGATGACCCCGAAAAGGTTGATGCTGAAGAAACAGATGCAGGCGAAGAAGCAGATACCATCGCCAAAGACATCGACTTCATGAAGGTACTTAAGATTCAAGAGAGAAAACTCAAGGCAAAGATGAAGAGAATTCAAGAGGCGAAGAAGAAAATTCGCTCAAGAGTTACTCGACGTCTAGGATAATTTAGGAGATAAACAATGCCAAAGCACAAGCAAGTAACCGTTGAAGCACCAGTCACAGAACGTTTTATGGGAAGATCAGATATGAATGGTCTCAAGCAGTGTTTCGCTGCTTCACCGATTTACGCAGAAGAGCTCACAGATGAGGAGCGTCGGGAAGCTTGGCAAACTATGGTATTAGATGGACCTATTAATGATGGGGGACACACATTTGGTGTGTATGAACCTAACTACTTAGGCGCTCCTGACCCGGCTGCCGAGGTCGAGACCGGAGGTGGTGGCCTTCCAGCCAGCGCATTCGTTCCCAACCCAGCATCACCTGGCCCTGGAAGTCATAACCCATCTGATATACCTGAGCCTCCCGAGGGATTTGGTCAGACACCTGCCGATACATGGGGCAGCGGAGTTGGATCACAACTTTCACCGAAGAAGGCTTCCGAGCGGATTTCTGCTCATACTCTAGGTGAGTATATCTTGGGTAAAAACTCATCTGAGTAAAGGCACACTAGATGGCAAGGCTTCAAACAAATACTATTAATCAAACTGAACCTCAGTCAGATAGTATTATTTCCAATAACGGCACCGCACAAGGCGCGAAGCAGAATAAGGACAGAATTGCAGCTGCTTATCCTGCTTCGCCGCTTCTTCCGATATCAGAACCGGCATATAACCCTGTTCAGGCATTTGAAGAATTAGTTTTAGAGGGTGACCTTACAAAGGAGACTGCTCTTGCCACCGGCGCGGCTGCTTATTGGGGATTTGATGTTCTTTCAAGGGAGTATGTCGCTGATGGTAAGCCTAACGGCGGCGCCCCCGACGTGGGTGCTGAAGTAACTCAAGAGTCGGGCTATGGTGTTGGCGGACCCTTTACACCTCAAGTAGCATCTGTTCCGGGTGCTGATTATACAGAATATGCTAATGTCATTCCGGTCGACCCTGTTGATAATAAGACGTCAAGGGCACCAATGAGAGGTATGTCTTCCGACGCATCAGCGAATAGCCCACTTAACCAATCAACTAAGGTTCGTGAGCATGCTAGGTCTCTATTCGATTCATCAACATCCGGTGTAACAAGACAGACCGGCCTCTTAGGCTCTAATTCAGAGCCAATGCCACATTCCGATGGCTCTAGTTCATAATGGCTGTATGGAATCTGAATTACTAAAAAATCTCATACGAGAAATCGCGCTTACTGTCTCTAGAGGAACTACGTCTGGTCCGCAAGACTCTAGACATGATTTAGGCTACGGAAAGTCGTTTAATGACAAGCATCGGCAGCGAATGTCTAATACTAGCTTTCCGTATGTTGACCCTGATCCATACGAAGACTTAGAGTACACAGAACAAGAAACAGAACAATCAGAGTTAGTTGCTGATAAAACGTATACATCAAAAACATTGGATCCAGGTGACTATGCCAAGACGGATCCGTTTTACTTTGTGGCCGGAAATACTAAACTTTCTGATTGTTTCACCAGGCCGGATAAAGTTTTGGCAGAAATTGGAGTATCAAAAAGTTCAATGGTCCCAAAGCCCGGGATATGGCAGAATGCTCCGAAAGGCTCCGGTGGAGGCGCTTCTTATATAACGCTTAAGACAGGCACGATCGGCGGCACAAAGAAAGGTTGGTCAAAGCCTCATGACAAAGTCGCTATTGATGCAGAAAACGAAGAAAGTAAGGGTATAATGAGTATTTGGGATATCCTCAAAGACAGACGTATCCAACAAGGTTTAGAGTAGGTGTTAGGTTGTCGAAACCGATAAATGTTTCTGTCGAATTAGGCGGTAGAATAAGATCATCAGAGCAGTTGATCAAATTATTCATACGTAAGTGTAAGAAGTCTGGGATTATTAAAGAGTACAAGGATTCTTTAATTTTCGAAACTAAGTCACAAAAGAGGCGTCGGAAGAAAAAACAAGGTGCTGCCAGACATCGATCAAAGCAGCTTAAAGAGCAAACAGACATCGAAAATAAAAGCCAGGATAGAAAGAACAAACGTTGAAAAGATAAAATGAGTAGAAAAGTCATATTTATAGTCACGAACGACTCATACAATCATTAAGAGAGACCGCACATGAGCCAAAATCTTTACGAAGAAGCAATTGCAGAAGCACGTCTATTGCGTGATATGGCAGAAGAAAATGCCAAGAACAAGATAATAGATGCTGTTACGCCCCGTATTAGAAGTTTGATCGAGCAGCAACTCCTCGGTGAGACAGATGAAGAAGAAATGGAAGAATTAGTGCCAGGCGTAGACCCGGAAATGGCTGACGCCGAGTCAGTAACCGTTGATCTCGACGCACTCTCTTCAGAAGAATTACCACCCGCGCCTGTAACAATGGACCCAGACGCCGCTTCCGTTGAGGCACCTGGTGCTGATCTCCACATCGACCCATCTGGCGGTCTTTCAATTGATGTGGGCGAAGTAAGCATCGAGGTTGACGCCTCCGGGAACGCAGAGGGTGAAGAAGTTTTGATGGATGATCAGGTAGCTGAAGCCTTAGCAAGAATGGTTGCTAGCAGCAATTCCGGCAGGAAGAAGCTACAGGGTCGTGTATCATTATTGGAGCAGAGGATAAAATCTTTCAAAAAAGGTTTTAAGTTTGCAAAGAAGCGTGGCGCTAGGTCACATAAACTAAAGGCGGCAAAGATTTTCGAATCTCTTGCAAGAGAGGCAGTCATTTTGCGTCGCCAAGTAATACTTACTGAGCAGGATACAGGTGGTGTTATCCTGGAAAAAGCAAGAATTGATTCAATCATTAAGGAGATGAAAATAATGTCAAGGCGAAACAACAGGAACATCTTCGACTTCCTATTCGAGGCAGAAGGGAATCAGCAATCTGGACGTCGAGCTCTCGACGAGCTTGATATCGTCCTCGCGGACGAGGATCTAGAGGCTCTCGGAGTCGAAGATCCAGAAGAGGCTGATGTTTCCGCTCTCGATGTAAGCGTATTAAGCGCTGAGGACGACGAAGGTGCAGAAGAAGATGGCGATGAAGCCGAATTAGACGGTGGAGATGACCTCGAGCTCGATATGGACGAAGTCTATGAGATCGATGAAAACATGCTCCGTCGTGAACTCAAGCGCATGCGTAGATTAGCAGAAGAGACTTCAGGGGTTGAAGATCCTTCACAGTCAGCTGATTCATTCGGAGGCGGAGACGTCGAAGATGAGGAATTTGTTGATGTGGACGAGGATTCTCTCTTGAATGCTCTCGCGGATGAACTTGGTGATGCACCCAACCCCGATGTCGGTGGACGTCCAGCAGGCGGAGACGCTATGCCAGAATCCCGTCGCCGCAGGCGAGGAAGAATCAGTGAGACCAGAAAGGTCCGTGCCATGGCTCGACAATTGGTCGAGTACAAGAAGGCAACGCATGCTTTGAAGGGACAGCTCACAGAGATGAATCTTTTTAATGCTAAGCTTCTTTACGCAAACAAGCTCATGCAAAATAGAAATCTTTCACAGAAACAACAGCGGGCAATTGTTGAGGCTCTAGATAATGCCAAGACGCTCCGCGAGGCCAAGCTCCTCTACAAGAGCTTAACCGCTTCCCTTGATAAGGGGAAAACTCGCTCTCTGCGCGAGGGCAAAACGCTACGGACAATCGGTTCGTCTTCCAGATCAACGCGGTCGGCTCAGCCGGCAAAAAATGGTGTTGAGGTAGATCGATGGGCTGTTCTTGCAGGAATCGCAGGAAACAAGTAAAATCGACACAACAATTATCATAAAGGAGATAAACAATGTCTAAGTCTTTTACATTAGATCAGTTGACTGAGGGTATCCGGGAACGACACCTGGGATCTCAGAACCGGCGTCTGGTGGAGAAATGGTCTCGTACCGGACTCCTCAGGGGTCTAGAAGACGTTAAGCGTGAAAACATGTCACGTCTGCTTGAAAATCAGGCATCTCAGCTACTTAAAGAGGTTTCATCCCTCGGTAACGGTGGCGGAGGTCTGGTCGACAGCGGCGATATTCGTGGATTCACAAACGTCGCATTCCCAATCGTTCGACGCGTATTCGGTGGCCTAGTTGCCAACGATCTCGTATCGATTCAGCCAATGAGTCTTCCTTCGGGACTGCTCTTCTATCTTGATTACACTTACGGATCAGCTGTTGGTGGAACAAATAGTGGTCGTACTTACTCTACCGGTAAGTCGATCTATAATAACCCAGTAGGTAAGGGAATCCAGTCCGGATCTCTCGGCGTAGGTGGCCAGTATGATCTTGCAGGATCAGGTTACACTCGTGTGCATTCAACCACCGCGTTGGGCGCAAACAACCCAACGGTTAAGGCATTCACCTTTGGTGGAAATGCTACTCGGACCACGCAGTCAAGTAATGCTGCCTTTACCAATAATTGTCATGCAACTGGAACAGACGGCAAGCTTCTTCAGTTCGATCCACAGATTACTAATCTGATCGAGCAGGAAGAAGGGAAGTTCTTCTTCCTTGCTGTACCGTTTACAACAGCTAATTTCCCTAACGTTGATTCAACATTAGTGAAGGATATAGCTCTTGTTCCAGATACTGGGGTTACCATTCAGACGTCTCTGTCGCTTATCCCTGAAACAATTCAGGGTGGTAGTGTTCTAAACGTACGTAGGTTGAATCAGCTGGTTACATGGGATGGAGGTAGCACAGTTACTTCTGCTCCAATGGTAAATGCCGGAGCGAGCAACGCACATGTCCTTATGGTCTTGTCCGGAACTCACGTGACTACTACTGATGAGTCACTAACTACGGTTTCATACGTTATTAGCTCACGTCTTGACTCAAGTGATGGAAACGCCGATACTCTCGTCGTACCAGCATTCGAATCAGCGACAAGCGCTCGTAACCTTGAAGCTGAGGATCCAACCATCCCTGAGATCGATATCAAGATTGAGTCGATCGCAGTTACTGCGCAGACCAGGAAGCTCAAGGCTCGCTGGACTCCAGAGCTTGCTCAGGACCTGAATGCTTACCACAGCCTCGACGCTGAGGTTGAGCTTACTCAGATCCTATCCGAGCAGATTGCTCTAGAGCTCGATCGAGAGATCTTGAACGACCTCCTGATGCAGGCTGGTGGTGCTAACCTCTATTGGTCACGTGCTCCTGGACGTTTCGTCAACAAGGAGACAGGCGCAGAGGTACAGCGTGGAAGTACGATCCATCCCGGACCCGCATGGGCTGGAACGGTTCGTGAGTGGTATGAGACTCTCACTGAGACAATCATTGATGCTGCTAACCAGATTCATCGCAAGACACTTCGCGGTTCCGCGAACTTTATTGTGGTCGGACCTGATGTTGCAACCATCCTTGAGTCTTCGATCTTCTACAAGCCGATCTACAGTCTCGATGGCGAGGGACAGGTTTCTGCTCCTATGACACTCGGTGCTGAAAAGGTTGGTGCTCTAAGCAACCGCTTTACGGTCTACAAGGATCCTTACTTCCCACGGAACAAGATCCTCGTTGGCTACAAGGGTGGAAGTTACCTCGAGACAGGTTATGTTTACGCTCCGTATGTACCGCTGATTGTTACTCCAACGATCTTCGCTCCTGACGATTTCACACCCCGCAAGGGAGTGATGACTCGTTACGGTAAGAAGATGGTCCGAAGTGACTTCTACGGTTCCGTTACGGTTCTCGACATGAACATCATCTAAGTTAAACTTAAGATTTAGTTCTAGCTAAAGGGCGTCTCTTCGGAGGCGCCCTTTTTTTGTTTTATATACGCACAAATTATGATACAATAGTGATATTACTGTTATAGGAGAAAAGACATTATGCCAAGAGTAAAGAAAACGACCGAAGCTGTAGCCCCCAAAACGGCTGCTAAGCCCAAGACAGTTAAAACAAAAGACAGGGCTGTTTCTAAGACGACCCCATCGCCATCGAAGGATAAGCACCAGACGTCAGGAGCAGCAAGCAAGATATCATCGATCGAACAGCGTCTTAAAGAGACAGAAGAAAAATTAGAAGCGTTAATAACAATTATGCATAATGATCTCCATCGAGGGCAGCTACAAGGCCCTGAGGGCCTGGCAGCAAAGTTACGAAAAGCGGGCCTTTTAAGTAGTTAATCTTCTTTGAATCACCTATTTACTGGTAGGCCTGGCTCAAATAATCAGTCGACACCGCCGACGAGTCAGAATCTTGCGGACATAGGAGAGAGATTATGCCAAAGGTAAAGATAACCGACAAGAAAGGTTTAGTTCAATCCTCCGGACGGGGCCTCGTTATTGAGTCGCTGGGCGGAGTTACATTTCGAGGAGCAGGTCAGTGTGCTGCAACTGCCGGAAAAGTGGGAAGTCCACAAGTTGTTTCATTCCACAAATCAAGTGGTGATACAGGAAAAGCAGGTATCCATATTTATCAAGAAGAGGTAAGTTTGGTGGGAGCTATTAATGCTACAGATAGCGGTGTTATTTGTGAGCTTAGCAAAACACTTCCAGCCAATGCTAAGATTCTAAAGGCTGCATTGACTGTTACAACACTTTCTGATCTTGCAGCTGTTGATGTTCAATTGGTAATGTCAGCTACAGCAGCCACTGCTCAGGGAACTGTTGTGGGTACCGGTACTGTTATTCTTGGCGCCGGCGGCGCTGCTGAAGGCTCCGGAGCGCTGGGTTGTGATGCTTCAGATACACTAGGGGACACAGAGGTTCGTCTGCCATCAGTCGGTGAGTATATCGATATTGCTGCATTGACGTCACTCTATGTTGCTTCTGACGGCACATCTAACACAGCAGACACGGCTACAACCGGCCGGGTTATGGTTACTATTGAGTATGCTGGATCAGCAGCACCCGCATAAGCATAAGTTTTCTACTTAGTTCTTTAATCTAGGGGCGCCCTTTCGAGGGCGCTCCTTTTTTTTGACTGCGAAATGCATATTTAGTATCATGGAAAAAGGAAAGAAATCAGATCATCGACAGCGTCTAAATAAGCTTAGAGTGCTAGTGGATTCGCTACATGATAGAGATGAACAACTCAAGCGTGACTTAAAAATGTTTGATAATTTTGTTGAAAGCTTTCCCGTTCCTGTTACAATGTGGTCTATCAATAGAGAGCAGGTTGTCCTTTCAAAAAGAGGCACTGCATTTGCATGTATCAATAACAATGTAAGTAGTCTAGAAGACATATTTCAATGTCCCAGTATGAGAAAAGATTCAATTGAAAAACATGCAGCTGCTCTCCAGGGAGAAGTACAATCATACTTTATTCAGGATGACCAGCACATTTATTACACGCGTCTTGTCCCAAGACCTGATGAGGTAGGCAATATACTGGGTGTAGTAGGAATTGCATGGGATGTATCTAGTAATGCTATCATGATTAGCAAACTAGAAGATATTGTTGACCTCGTTGATCAAGGGGGTGATCTAAGCGCTATTAAAAAAGCTGCAGAAGACGCCCTATCTGTTAGCCGTTTACGTAATCTTTTATCCGAGGAGTCTTAGTATATGTCAGACGATAATCAGAACGGCTGGAATGAATATTCACGGTTGGTGCTCAAAGAATTAGAAACTCTAGCTGAAGGAATGGAAGGCTTAAGGTCAGAGATAGTAGAAGTAAAGCAAGAGTTAGCAAAAATGCAAGTAAGAGAAGACAAAGTAGTTGAACTTAAGGCATGGAAAGAAAAGATTGATGAAGTTGCCTCACCCACCCAACTTGATAATGCATTAAAAGAAATAGAAGATCTTAAACAATTTAAGGTAAGAGCTATTACTATATTTGCTGTGGTGCAGTTCACAATGGCCGCAATCGTATTCGCCATGAAATTTATGTAACAGCCAAATTTCAGTTGATTCGTTCGTCCATAATTATCTTAAGAAGGTAGCGCATCAGGAGCACGAGCATGTCAACATTTTCCAACACACTTAAACCAACACCTTTTGGTTTTTTTGATACGGACAGTACGTTCCAAACAGAAGCCGATGCGATAGTAACATTTGTACGTCGTAAGCTGGGCGATGATATACTGTCGGTTGAGCTAACCAAAAAGCAGATATGGGCTTGTTTTGAAGAGTCATTCTGTGAGTATGGTTCTATTGTTAATCAGTATCAGGCCAAGTCACAGCTAGCCAATCTTTTGGGAATGGCAACGGGCTCAATTCTTTCAGGCTCAGAGCAGCGTCTTCCCCGACAAAATTTCGAATTCGCCCTCCGTCGCGGCGAGCCATACGCAATGGAAGCCGGATTAGGCGGTTCTTATAACACACTTTCTGGATCCATTGAGCTAGAGCACAATAGACAAGACTACGACATATATGATGAGTTAAAAGACGCAGATGGTAACAAGCTTTTTGATAATGCCGCGAATAGTCCCAAAACTAAAATGAAGATTCAAGAGATCTTTCATTTCGATCCAGCAGCTGCGTATAGATTCTTTGATTCGACCTCAGCAGTCAATTATCTGAATAATGAGTTTTCGTTTGAGTCATTTACTCCGGAAACTGTTTTTTATGTTCTTCCAGTGTTTGAAGATGTCTTGAGAGGAGGCATGCTAGGGATGTCCCAGCGAGTAAGAAGAAGCAATTTTTCTTATAAGGTCATGGGAACTAAATTAAGGGTATACCCAACACCAAGTGTAAACTCTGGTTCGACAAAAGAGCTCTATATTAGGGTGGGATATAATCCAGATCCGATGAGCCCAGCGTTTACTGACAACACGATCGAGGGTGTCTCTAATCTTTCTAATATACCCTTTGGAAATCTGATCTATGGAAGGATCAATTCAATAGGCCGACAGTGGGCGAGACAATACACGTTAGCACTTAGCAAGGAGCTCTTAGGGCTTATTAGGTCTAAGTTTGGAAGTATCCCTATACCAGGCGCAGAGCTCACTTTGAACGGGGCAGATCTGATAGCGCAGGGCCGGGAAGAGCAGACGGAATTGAAAACTGAAATCAAAGAGATGCTTGAAACAATGACTTATAGCGCAATGCTTGAAGATGAAGCAGCCGCAGCTGAGAACTTGACAAGAATCCTTAAAATGATTCCCATGCCAAACGGCAAAGCAATAATTGTAGGGTAAATCATGGCTAGACTTTTCATAACACCCCGCGAAATCGATTTTATCTCAGATCTGACTAAAGAGATAACAAAAGACATAGCAGGTCAGAAGATATTTTATTATTCGATCAGGGAAGATCTTACAAATGTCCATGATGTTTATGAGGAAGCACCGGAAAAAGTCTTTGATCCCCCTGTTGAGATCGAAGGATTAGTGGAGTGGGCTCCATACGAAGTCAGAACTAATAGATTCGGAGGAGAAGAATTCGGAACCATGGTGGTTTATCTTCACTCTAGAGATCTCTTAGATCGTGATATTGTTATTCGAGAAGGAGACTACTTTAGTTATGGCGCAGTCTTCTTTGAAATTACATCGTACATTGAGGATAAACAGGTCTACGGACAAATCGAACATAAAATTGGCTATAAAATAACTGGCAAGCAAGCAAGAAAAGGACAGATCAACATACGCCCAGAAGGTCCGCTTGATGAGAAATATACAGATGAAGACGCTGTTCAAGATAAATTTGTGCAACAACGAGGACAACCTGAAAATGAATTGGGCGAAACAGGCGATAAGCGAGCGCTTCAAGAGCAGGGCAAGCTTGACTCACCAGCACCCAGAAAAGTTTCGAAAGACGGCGTCGGTTCTTCGTTTTACGCAGATGATTGTTAGGAGTTAATACATGTCAACACGTCTAGACAAGAAAGATATCACACCAAATAGCCAAGCAATGGGCTACGAGGGCTCAGATATACCCGATGACTTTGTCGTTCCCACATGTACGCTTGAAGACACAGATAGAGCCGTTTTCAATTTATTCAATAAACAAATCCCCCTAGAGTTCAAGGAAAAAGGAGAAGTTAAAAGAATTCCTGTTATCTTTGCCACGGGTGAAAGATTTGCTGTTTTGAGAAGAAAGGAGCCGCTAAGAGACAAAGCTAATGCTCTCATTCTCCCGTTGATATCAATTCAGAGAATGGGCGTTTCACAAATGCCAGAAACAGGACATGGTCCAGGTCAAGGCGCGCCAATCACAGTTAAAAAGCGAATTGCACCTGAAACAGCTGTCTACAAAAGGCTCAAAAATCAGTTGGGTCTAAGAAACCAAACAGATGCCCCTTCCGCCCTCAATTTAGAAGATGGACCCCGAGGCTCCGGCGCTAAACCGGGAACAGTGGCCTCGAGGCGAAATAGCCCTGCAGGAAGCTCAGAAACCAGGTCTGGTAAGCTCCTGACTCCTTCTTTGAACGACAATATATACGAAATCATAACCATGCCCCCAGTTAAATTCTACCAGGCAACTTATGATGTGACATTTTGGGCGCAGTATACACAACAAATGAATGACATGCTCATGGCAGTAATGAGCACGTATCAAAATAATCATGCAAGATCATTTAGACTTGAGACAGACAAAGGTTACTGGTTCGTTGGATACGTTGGCGCCGAATTTTCGCCAGGAAATAATTACGATGACTTCACAGATAACGAGAGGTTAGTAAGGTATAATTTCGAATTTCGAGTAACCTCCTACCTTATTATGCCCGATTACGTCGGCGCGCCGAGTGGTCTTAGAAGAACCTACTCTGCACCAACAGTTGAGTTCTCGACAACCCAAGCCGGCTCTTTTATCGGAACCCCGGTCTCGACTGTGCCCAATCCGGATCCAACTGCACATATTCTTCAAGATGTTGCGACGCTAGACGATGCTATTCCAGGCCAGTCTCCAGGCGCTTCACCCCATGCTGCAGCCATGGCAGCCGCCGGAGTCAGCACCCCGGGTGCCCCTGGAATGACCACAACATCGCCTGTCGGGACATCACCTGCTGGAAATTCCGGACAAAACTCGAACCTTCCGGGGGTAAGAGCGACTTCCGGGGGCATAAATAAGAATGACAGTGCATCTTTAGGAGGATTCACCGCCGGATCTTCGGCGATAGATCTCCTTAGAATAGAGGTGGATCCATTCACGGGAAAACCAAAAACATCTATACTGAAAGTGAAAACTAGAAATCAACGAAAAGGCGAGACAGTGTACAGAGAAGGACAAACAAAGAAGTTGGGCGGGATTAAGCTAGATGACTAATAAAACGTCTTCAAAAGCTTATATTCTAAACACTGCATTTGGAGTAGGGAATTTTGAGTCCCTTCTCAATACTTATCTAAGGATGACACGAGTCTAAGGAGATACTTTCGATGGCCGAGCAGACATTCCGATCACCAGGATTTTTTGAGCAGGAAATTGATCTTTCTGCAAGACGCGCGACTCCGCTCGGAACCCCAGCGGGCGTGATAGGCACAGCAGACAAAGGGCCTGCCTTTGTTCCAGTAACAGTGGGCTCTTTAGCAGATTTTGAAACCAAATTTGGATCTCTTAGTTCAGACCGATTTGGCCCTTACGCAGTCAGAGAATTTTTGAAGCATAAAAATTCAGTAACATTCCTTCGGGTTTTAGGGGCTGGGTCAAATGAAACAGACAATCATAGATCAAATACAGCACAGGGCGGTTACGTCCAGAATGCAGGTTTCAAGATAGTTGGCAGCGCAATTGCTGCCGGCGATGCGGGCGTAGGTACAGGCCACTTAGGATCTGTACAAATGCTTGTTGCAAACCATAACTTAAGAGCTGATGGAAATGGAAGCCAGGATGCTGGTTACCCAATTTTCACTGATAACGATTCGTTCTCAGAAAGAGCCGGCGACGACAAGGTTAACTTGGTTCGTGCTGTTCTCTTTACAGCTACAGGATCTAGATTTGAGATTCTAGACCACAACCAGGCTTACACTGCTGCAGCAAATTCAATTGCTTCTGTTGGTGATGCAGACGGTATTGGTCACAATTATTTCAAATTGGCACTTACGTCTTCTTCGGGAGCAAACTTTGCCAAAGAAGGGGCATTCGACGGCGTCAGACTATATAAAGTCTCTCTAGATCCTAATAGCGGACGATACATTTCTAAGGTATTGAATACAGATCCGGATAGATTCCAGGAAGAAGAGCATCTCCTTTACTTGGACTACGCTGTAGAAGACGAAATTGCTCATGTTAACACTGCGACAGGCGCAGTAGCTCTCATGTCAGGGTCTGCTAATACCTCAACTACTGGATATGACACAACCTCAGCTTACCGAGCACTATACGGTCGTTACGACACGAGATTCCAGACACCCAAAACACCAACCATTATTTCTCAGCCGTTTGGTAACTCTGAGTATGATCTATTCCACTTTGAAACGATCACTGACGGTACATTCGCAAATAATAAGTTTAAGGTGTCGATCGCGAATCTTCGGAAGTCCTCAGACCCTAGGGATCCTTTTGGAACATTCGACGTCCAGATCCGCAGGTTTGATGATACTGACTTGAACCTAGAGGTTCTAGAATACTACCCAGAATGTAATCTTGATCCATCACATGAGAACTATGTTGCACGGAAGATCGGTGACAAGAAGGTTTATTATAACTTTGATGCCTCTAATGATGATGAAAGACGTCTAGTAATTCAGGGTAAGTACCCGAATAAGTCTTCTAGAATTCGTATCATGATGCATGACAATGTGGAACTAGGAAGAGCTCCAAAAGAAGCACTTCCTTTCGGTTTCCGCGGTGTCCCTGTTCTTAAGACATCTAATACGCTTACGGACGCGGCCAGGTCAAACCTCTCAGATTCTGACAATAATGCAGTAGGCAGTAACGCCCCGGAGCGGTTGCACGGCATGACGCTAATTGCAGGCAATGACATTGCAGGTGGTTTGTCCGGCTCAATTGTCCCGCCGCTACCCTTCAGATTTAAGTGCACTCGAGGTGCTATCGCAACTGCAACATCATTCGCAGTGGGCCAGGTTGGTACAAATGAGAGAGTAGATTCCAGATTCTACTGGGGTGTTAAGTTCGAAAGACTGCCAATCACTTCTTCTGCAGATCAAGGATCTGTTTCAGAAGCAGTTCTCAATACAAACATTGGCTCTGCACCCAATCCGCTGATATCAGCATACACTAAGTTCCAGGGTATCTCGCAGCTCGACACACTCGTAACAGGCTCGGGTGCTGACTTGTTCAATAATAACAAGTTTACTTTAGCCAGGGTCGCATTGCAGAATCAGCTAACTTCAGGACATATTACTGATGTAACTGGTACAGCTAAGGACCACATGCTCGAGGCAGCTTATCTTAGAAATGGTGTACCTGATGCGTCTGATTACACAATTCATGACACAATTCGTTCCGGAAGAATCACACTAGCTACGCTGGTTCACTCTTCCTCAACAGTTTTCAATAGATTCCAAGACTTCTGCAAGTTCAGCACGGTGTTTTACGGAGGATATGACGGCCTTAACATTCTTGATCAAGATAATAGATTGATGAGAGATAAGGCAACCTCTTCTGACACAGACGGAAAAGCCGGAGACTCCTTTAGTGGTGGCCTTGGTATTAAGGGAACTGATGACGGAACACTTACCGGCAAGGGCAAGAAAAATAATATCGTCAAGTCGTTTAGAAGCGCTGTAGACATTATGACTGATCCGATGTCGTCCCGAATAAACATCCTCGCCATCCCAGGAATGAGAGACACGTTTATTACAGACTACACCATGGATAAGTGCAAAGACTACAGCATGGCAATCTACTTGATGGACATGCTCAATTATGACAAGAATGCTAAGCGCCTCTTCGATGACTCTTCAGAAAAGGTCGACGTAAGAGAATCCGCAGAGCAGTTCGAGTCAAGAGCATTAGATAATAATTACACCGCGACGTATTTCCCAGATGTATATCTGAGTGATCCTGTTAATCGTCAGAACGTTAAAGTACCGCCCTCTGTGGTAGCACTTGGCGCCTTGGCATTTAACGATAAGGTCGCGTATCCATGGTTCGCACCTGCAGGCTTCAATCGAGGAGCCTTGGACGCAGTGGCGAATGTTGACGTACGACTCAACGCAGGAGATCGAGACGCGCTATATGATGCACGAATCAATCCGATTGCAGTCTTCCCATCGGGTGGATTTGTAATATTCGGACAGAAGACGCTTCAAATGGCTAAGTCTGCTCTTGATAGAGTCAATGTTAGGAGACTTCTGTTAGAAGTTAAGAGATTGGTAACAGCCGTTGCTAATAAACTTCTCTTTGAGCAGAATAATTCAGCGACCCGGTCCAGATTCGTAAATCAAGTGACACCACTTCTTGCGCTAGTTCAAGCTCAAGCCGGGGTGGAGCAATTCAGGGTTGTTTGTGATGACACAAACAATAATTCTGAAGATATCGAGTCTAACAAGATGAACGGCCGTATCGTAGTTGTACCAACCCGAGCGGTTGAGTTCATCGCAATCGACTTTATAGTAACCAATAGCGGGGTATCGTTCGAGTAATGAATACGTATATTCTGATGACATTCGCCCAGTTAGGAGCATAAGCAGATGGCCGAGCTGACATTTAAGAGCCCAGGCGTAAGTTCAAGAGAGATCGATCTTTCTGGACCTACAACTTTAAGACCACAAGGTACACCCGCTGGAGTGATTGGAACCGCTCTAAAGGGACGTGCTTTTGTACCAATAACATTCGCCACATATCAGGACTTTGTTGCTGAGTTTGGTGCCACTGACGGTAAGAAATTCGGTCCACTCGCCATGAATGAGTGGATGCGAAACGCACGAGCCGGAACTTATGTAAGAGTTCTAGGGGTCGGCGACGCCAAGCAGCGCCAAACTGGTGGTAACAATGCAGGACGTGTCAATAACGGCGGCTTCATAGTAGGAGCTGAGCAGGTTTGGGACAACGGCCTAATGGGTTACAATCGATATGCCCTCCGAGGCGCCGCCCTTGGTACCGCCGACTGCACCCCAGGTGCACTAGGACGAACTTTCCTCCTTGGGTCGTTTATGACACAAAAGGCAGGAACCAATGTATCATCAGTTATTTCTGATGCCGGCATTTCCATTGGCGCAGCATCTTCATATCCCATTCTACGGGGCGTTGTCATGTCAGCATCAGGTGTTCACCTCACGCTTTCATCAACAGTTTCAGAAAACAACACTCCATCACAGACAACTGCAGCCCAATGGCAATTTGGTAAAATTCTAGATGCCGGCGCAAGTGTTGGAACAGTAGACGTATCAAATGGCAAGCAAAAGTTCGTAGTACTGCTCAACGGCCACGTGCCGTCTGGCCAGTACGGAAACGTAATTACTGCTTCACTTGATCCCACTGCAGCTGATCACTTCAAGAACGTATTAAATACGAATCCAGAGAAGATGCAGGAAGCGGGTCACTTACTTTATGCGAACTGGGATATCCACCCCTCGATCGCAGCGCCAGATGCTACAGGAAGAGCCTCAGCAGGTTTCCTCAACGAATCAGTTCTTCTAGTAACATCCTCGCGTGGCCGGAACTCAGGAACAGCGTCGGTACCCAACTATGAGAATTTTGAAGACAGATTTAGAGCTGCTCATACTCCATGGTTTATTTCACAGAAATTTGGTGGTCGGAATAAGCAACTTTTCCGCATCCATGCCCTAGACGATGGTTCTTCTGCTAATGATCTCTTTAAGATCACTATCGAAAATATTGCCGCTAGCAATAATAACAACCAGAAGTTTGGGAAGTTCGATCTCTTAGTCAGAGACTTCTATGATACAGATCAAGATACTATTACTATAGAAGCCTTCCGAGGATTATCCCTAGACCCATCATCAGATAGATACATCGCTCGTGTGATCGGTGACCTCAACATGTATTATGACTTTGACCAGCCCAAGGGACGTCAAAAGCTTCGAATCGAAGGATCACATTCCAATGTGTCCAGGTATATCAGGGTTCAGGTTCACTCACAGGTCGAGCGAGGCTCAATTGCAGAAGAGGCAATTCCAGTAGGTTATCAAGGGCCACACCACCTCAATACTTGCGGAACCACAGCCGGCGGAGAAGAGCTGGTTGTAGGGCATGTTACGGGAACAACCGGCATTGATAATACAGACTTGGCGCTACTAAAAGAACGACCGATCCCAATGAGAAATCATCTTGTACAAGGTGTTGGCCTTAAGAAGAAGCTTAACGCTTCACTTTGTTGGGGTGTCCAGTGGGAGCTCCAGAGTAATACAAAAGACTTAAATTCATCCACCAAGGTTGATCCATCGATTGTATCGTATACCAAGTACTTCCCAAGATTTCAGGATACATGGCTCAACGTTTCTGTGGGAGCTAACAGTGGCAAAGCAGATGACGGCACCGTGGTTCTAGACTGTGATACGTTCAACAAGAACAAGTTCACCTTAGAGAATATCCAGGTTTCAACCGGATCCACAGATCGTCCTCTGGCAGCCCGATGGGGAGCCGCAGTATACCGACGAGATGCCGCTAAGGCGTCTACATTGACAGACGCAGATGGAACATCATACCCATCAGACGTAACTAGATTCTTAGATCCAAGCAAGGACTTCAACCATCTCCCCAGCCGCAAGTACCTTAAGTTTTCGGTGTTCGCGCAGGGAGGATTTGATGGTCTCAATGTCTTCGATAAGCAGAAAGCAGCATTGACAAATATTGCGGCTCGTCGAGAGTACGGTGACGAGGCAAGACAAGGTGGTGTCGTAGGACCTACAATTGCTGCCTATAGAAAAGCCGTTGACGTGATGGAAGAAAAAGCAGATGTTGATATCCAGATCCTAGCGATTCCTGGACTAAGACATAACGCTATTACTGATTACGCCATTGACGCTGTTGAGGACCGATTCGACGCAATGTATATTATGGACATTGAAGAGAAAGATAATGAAAACAGTTTCATGACAGGCTCTAGCGTCCAGCTACCTTCTGTAACTTACACTGTAAACAACCATGAGTCTAGAAATCTAGACACTTCCTTTGCAGCTGCTTACTATCCTGATGTTGTGATAACTGATCCGACTACAAAGTCTAATCTACAGTGTCCACCATCAGTTGCTGTCCTCGGAGCCTTCGCACTTAATGATGCAATAGCACACCCTTGGTATGCTCCTGCAGGTTTCGCAAGAGGCGCTCTAAAAACTGTTGTCGAATCCCAGGTTAAGCTCAATAGATCAAATCTAGACGCGCTTTATGAAGCCGACATCAACCCAATTACAAGCTTCCCACATACACCGGGAGTGGTAGTCTTCGGTCAGAAAACACTTCAGGCAGCTGAAAGTGCTCTTGATCGAGTTAACGTACGACGTCTCCTCATTGAGATTAGGCGTCGCGTGAAGAGAATTGCTAACAGTCTTTTGTTCGAACCAAATAGAGCAGAAACACTTGCGAGATTCTCTGCGTCAGTTAATCCAATTCTTCAGCAGATTCAAGCTCAGCAAGGACTGGATAGGTTCAAAGTTCAGATAGATACAACAACGACAACTCAAGCAGATGTTGAGAACAATACCATTCGAGGAAAGATCTTCTTACAGCCGACACGCTCGGTTGAGTTTATCTCACTTGATTTTGTTGTGACCAATCAAGGTGCAGAGATATAAAAACTAGATGACGTCTATATTTAGATACGTCCAAGGCTTTTAGGAGATAAGAAAATGGCAGAGACGCTTTCAGTCACAGACATGCTACCCAATAAGTTTGAGCCGAAACGAAAGTTTCGGTGGGTCTTCGCTATCGAAGGCATCGATGCCTTCCTTATGAAGACTGCTGCTCGACCAACAGTTACTATTGCAGAGCAAGAAATTCCCTATATGAACTCTACTCGTTACCTTGCAGGTAAGACAAAGTTCGAGGCAATTTCAGTAACGCTACACGATCCAATTGCACCTTCTGGTGCACAGCAGGTTATGGAATGGGTTCGAACACACTTCGAATCGGTATCAGGCCGAGCGGGTTATGCTGACTTCTACAAAAGAGATTGCCAGCTTAAGCTCTTAGATCCTGTTGGCACAGTTGTTGAACTTTGGGACCTCAAAGGATGCTTCCTTACTAATGCCACCTTTGGTGACTTAGATTATGGTGCAGAGGATGCAACTGAAGTTGCACTATCAATTCGATTTGATAATTGCGTGCTTCAGTACTAATACAACATACAACACTTTAACAATTATAAAAGGAGAGCCATTAATGGCTCTCCTTTTTATTTTACTACAGTATGCGCTCCAAGTACACTTGATAAGTTTACAGCACGCGGTTTGCAAGAGATTATTAGTTTAATGCTATCATATAGCGCTTAAGGAGATAGAACAAGTGTCTGATCAACCCACAAGAGAATCACGAAATGAAGTTTTTGGAGGACAGGATCCACAAGCTGCAATTCCAAGACGAAATGTCATGAAGGACGATTTTGGATTTGAAATTCCAGTAGAATCAGTTCCACTTCCCTCTGCAGGCAAATGCTATCCGGCTGATTCCCCACTATATGGGCAAGAGACAGTTGATATCCGAGCAATGACGGCTAAGGATGAGGATATTCTGACATCACGTACATTGATTAAGAAGGGAACTGTTATTACAGAGTTAATTCGATCCTGCTTAATTAATAAGTCAGTAGATCCGGATGATATGCTGTCAGGTGATAGAAACGCTATTATGACTGCAATTCGTGTCACTGGTTACGGCGGCGAGTATTCAGTCGAAGTAGACTGTCCTGCATGCAGTGAAAGATCTAAACAGGGGTTCATGCTGACTGATCTTAAGATTAAGCGCCTGGAGATTCAGCCTGTAGCTGCAGGGTCAAACTTATTCGAATGTAAGTTGCCAATCACAAAGAAGACAGTTCGCTATAGATTCTTGACAGGTAAGGACGAGACGGAAATTACTATTGCTTCAGAACGTCGAAAGAAGCAAGGAATGCAAGCAGACAATCTAGTAACACAAAAGCTGATCTATTCTATTCGTCAGGTTGATAATATCGACGACATGGTAAAGATTCAACATTTTGTTCGAAATATGCCTGCTAGAGACTCCCTAACACTGCGCCGGCACATGGATGCCAATGAGCCAGGTATTGACATGAAGTCTTGGATGGACTGTCCTCATTGCCTTGAAAGTAGCGAGGTGCGTCTGCCGATGGGCGCCAACTTTTTTTGGCCTGACACCGAGTAACGCACACTCAGCTAAAGAATACTTTCTCGACCAGATATTCACGCTGATGTACTATATGGGCTTCACCTATGTTGAAGCTTATAATATACCAGTGTGGCAAAGAGTGTGGTTCTTAGAGCGTCTCAATAAAGAGATTAAACGTGCCAACGATAATGACACCGGCGCCTCTAGAGCTGCCCACGCCAACTCAGCCGACGCCCGTGCCATGCAAGGACGCTCCAGAGCACAAGTGCCTTCTAAACTTCGCCGATTCACATAATTAAGGACTAGCATATTTAGTAATAGGAGGTAACCATGGAAAATAATATAAACACACTCAATGTTTCTATCGCACGTTACATTATGGGTGAGCAAGCCGGCATTTCTATCAAAGGCTCAAGAGAAAAAGTTGATGCTTTTTGTGATGCTGCGCGCCACAGTAGAAACCTTTATGAAGCACTAAATTCAGATGATGCTCCACTTAAGGATATCCTGGTGCTGATTCAGAAAAAGAAAGTCTCTTCTAGACGTTTTAAGGATGTTACTGGCTTGTCCTGGCAATTATAGTATATAAGCAACCTTTGTAATACCAATACTTAGTGTATGGTAATTAGCAATTAATGCTATCTAAGGACAGTTAAGTAATGGCCGAAGGCGACGCCGGAAATCTTAAGATCCAACAAGAGATCAATAAAGTTCTCCAGGCTCGGACTGCCCTCTTAGCATCAAATCAAAAAATGCTCTCCGGCCAGGTTGCTACTGCTGTGCAGCTATGTAAGGCATTGGGCAACTGTGAAGGCCTCGACGAAATCGAGGCCAATATGGGCAAAATTAACAGTTGTATGACTGCGGCGGCCAAGTCTGCTGAAGAATTCGGCAATAAGTCTAAGGCAGCCTCTGATGTTGCTCTCGCCGGTACAAACGCGGAGTCTGAAGCACTCAAAAAGAAAAATGCGCTCATGAACGTCGGAAAAGCGGCCATGGTCGGCGCTTTCGGAGGGCTTGTATCGGGCATCGCCGGATCGTTGAATATGCTCAAGAGTCTAGGCAAGGGCTTGATGGGTATTATCGGCACAATCGGGAAAGTAGGAAAATCGATTCTTATGCTCCCCTTCAAGATAATGGGTGGCTTGATCGGTATGTCACAATCGGGTGGCGGAGGCGGCCCGAGTCCGATTCGATTAGAACTAGAAGCCATACGGAAAGTGTATGGTGATTTAGCCTCAAATGAAGGTAAAGCCCTAGCGTCTGTCCAGAAATCAGTTCAAAAATCCAGCGCTAATCTTGCAGGCACAGGCCTTTCTTTAGCAAAAGTTTTCGGTCGCGGAAGGAAGGGTGTTGCTGAGGCAATGAAGCAGGCCGGCGAAATTGCCAAGGCACTGGGACCTGCATTTAACGGACTTACAGAAGAATTTTCTAAGAACGCTGTCCAGTTAACAATGCTCACACGAGGCTTCACCGGTAGTGCAGACGCTACAGCCGCTATGATGAGGCACGCGAAGGCACTCGGTAAGGACGGTACCAAGTATATCACAGAAATTGCTGGTGCAGCTCAACAAATGGGTGCTAAGTTTGGTGTCTCTGCCAAGGTCATCGGTAAGGGCATGGGCGAGATGATGAAGGATATCTCCAACTTCGGTCACATGGCGAAGAAAGAGATGCTTGCAGCTACAACCTATGCTGCTAAGTTAGGTATTGAAGTTAAGGACCTCGCCGGCGTCATGAACAAGTACCTTAACTTCGAAGATGCTGCAGAAGGTGCAGCTCAAATGGCACAAGCGTTTGGAATGAATGTCGACGCGATGGAGCTTATGAAGGGCGGTCCTGAGGCGATCGATGAGATGCGCCGTGCGTTCTTTGATTCTGGCAAGGCTCTTGAAGATATGTCTGCAGCTGAAAGAAAGATGCTGGAGACTCAAACAGGACTAACAGGGGCAGCACTTGAGTCTGCATTCTCTGCGGAGAGTCAAGGTACTAACTATAAGGATATGGAGAAAGGCGCTGCTGACTCCGAGAAACAAGCCAAGTCACAAACAGAGGTGATGAATAAGTTGGCTGATTCCATTGATCGTGTCTTTGGCAGCGGCGGCGGAAAGAAATTTAAGAGTTTCTTCGATGCATTTGTCCAGGGCTTCACCTCCGGAATTATGAAGACCAAAGAGATGCGCAAGTTGATGAAGAATCTTCGTAGGTCGCTCAAAGAGGTCTTCAAGGGCGGAAGGAAAGTCGGCAAGATGTTTGTCGACTCCTTCCCGGGCGTCAAGCAGATGATCAAGGGAATGTCTGACCTGTTTGATCCTAAGCGTATCAAAAAATTGATGAGTGAAATTACGAAAGTCTTTGGTAGCTTCTTTAAGGATCTAGAGACAAACCCAGACACAGCTGTTGATAAGTTCTTTGAGCGAATGACGAAAGCTTTCAAGAAGTGGTTCTCTGGAAACGGACCAGCTGCAGGATCAATGAAGAAGGGCGGTGCTAAGTTTCTAAAGGCACTTGGGGCAATCTTTAAGGGGCTACTGGTAAAAGCTATCAAGGGCCTCACCAGCTTATTCAATGGGATTGCAGATGCCATCAGAAACCCACCCGCAATAAAATCAGCCCTGGGGTCGGCATTTGCTGACTTTGCAAAATCAATTTGGGCGATTCTCAAGGAGTTAGGCCCACCTCTAGCAGAAGCTTTCGGTAACATGATCAGCGCTGCTTTCCAAAAACTCAAGGGCAGCAAACATATTCAGACAGCGATGAAGTGGCTCCAGAGAATATTGATTACTAAGATATTTGTTGCTGCCGCCATGGGCGCAGCAAAAGCTTCTGTGCTGATGATCATGAAGAATGTCATTGGACCATGGCTAAAGAAACTAGTGATGGGTGCCAAAAAAATCCCCACCGGCGGTGGCGATGAACCGAGCCCGGGCGATGAGAAAGCAATAAAAACTCTGTCTAAGACAGGAGACGCCATCAGTGGGGACAAAACCGACTGGAAACAAGCCATGAAAAAGGGTGCGCTGATGGTGGTATTTATTGCTGTTACTATTGTCGCCCTAGCAGGCGCTTTTTGGGTAGCTGCTCAAATTATCAAAACAATTTCTATGGAGGACATCATCAAAACCGGCGCGTTCATGCTGGTCACTGCTGTCACGATTCTGATGGTCGCCGCCGCTGCAAGAATGAACAAGGGTATAAAAACATCAGATGTTATAAAAGAACTAGCTGCCATGCTCCTTATAATCCCAGCTATAGGTGCTGTCGGAATAGTAGTAGGGTGGATGATATCTAATACTAAACTTCCCTCTGTTGGAGAAGCTTTGAAGTGGGGGCTGATGATGTCAATGGCTATCTTCGCAACTGGATTGTGTGTCATGATGGCCGGCCAGGTTGACAAGATTGTAAAAGTTAGTGGCGGCCCAGTCAATGTTCTTATAGGTCTGGGAATCCTGGGACTAATTATGCTTGCGCTCGGAGGCATTGGAACCGCTATCGGGTGGATGCTGAGCTCTATCCCTGATCCAGGTGCAGTTTCAAAGATAATGTTTGCCTTGGCAGCGATAATGCTTGTAACAATGCTAATGCTTCCAGTTGCTGGCCTTTTGGGTCTTATGCTGATGTCTTGGCCGTTTGGAACCGCCGGCATTGGTATACTTCTTCTAGGGTTTGGAGTCTTGGGGGGCTTGGCAGGTGCCATGGTGGACTCTTTGATGCCCGCGATCAAGACAATTGCAGGCCTTAAGATCGAGAATCCCGCACACTTTAAGATGGTAACAGAAGCCATCGTTGCAATTATCATGGGAATCTCTTCTTTTGCTGTTGCAGTTGCTAGAATTATGGAGGCAATCGATCCAGGAATCGCTGCATCGATATCAGGTGACAAGTCTGCAGAATTACAAAAGAGTATTAAGAGCGTAGAAAGTTTAATCAACACAATCATGACACCAATGCAGTCTATCATTGATAAGATGATCGAATTAGCACAATCGGCTAATATTGAAAAGGATGGTGTAGAGGCAATTAAAGCAATTGCTGCTGTTATCGGCGCTATAGGCGCTTTGATGAAGGCGTTCTCTCCTTCTGATGCAGCCTTTGCCGCAGCCGAAAAAGCCCAAGGCTTTTGGAATCCCAATGGTGCTGCAAAATTGATGAAATCCATCCAAGATGGAATGGCTAAAACTATTGAAGCAGCCTCAGGTATGATCTATGCAGTCAGCGACATGATCGTAGATATAGCCGCCGCCACCGACGGAGCGGACTTTGAGGCTGTAGGGCCTCTTCTTGACGCAATTCCTCCGATCTTGCAAGCAATCGGCGGGATAATGAAAGCGCTGTCTCCTTCTGATGCGCAAATGAAAGCAGTCCAAGAAGCTGCAGGGACCTGGGGAGGCGACGAAGTTGGTCTGATGGAGCAGATGAAAGAGAATATGGTTTCTGGAATGAAAGCCGCTGAACCTTTGATCCGGGTCATGGGCCAGGAAATTGGAAAGATGGTGTCAGATCATCTGCTTCCGATGGTAGAAGCAATAAACGGAATGGACGTAGATCCGGCAGTTCTTGGAGCTGTAGCTGATATCGTGGCAGCACTTATGCAAGGCATGGGCAAAATGATGGAAGTTGTCGGCCCGGCGATGGAAACAATGTCATCAAAGACTGAGGACAACTGGCTCTGGGGTCCGTCTGAAGCTGAGCAAATGTCTTCTCAAATGAGTGACTTTGGTAATATGATGGCAATGCTGGGAGAATCTTTTACTAATATGCTTCCTGCTATTAAAGGTTTCGTTGTAGGTCTCCTAGAAGTGGCCAAGGGCATTGGAAACCCGGAAGAAGCTGCGGCTCAGCTGGAGGTAGTCGGCCAGGCAGTAAAGGCGCTAGGTGATGTTACTGGGCCGCTGATGAAGACCATGGAAATGATCGGAAAGTATAAGGGTTCAGGTTCATGGAATGATAATGTTTACTGGTACTTTGGTTCCCCCGGGGGAGGAGGAAAAGACGGCCTCTTAGCTGTGTTGGTATCTTCCGTAGGTCGATCCATTGCTAGCTTCCTGAATCAGCTTAAGCCCGTCATGGCCGGAATAGGCAACCCTAAACTGGCCGGCGAACGTCTTGCTGTTATTATGAATGCAATCAAAGGTCTAGCGAATGTCACCGGCCCGATGATGAAAGCGATGGATATGGTGGGAAAGAATAAGGGCTCGGGAACGAAATGGGACGAGGAAGTTTCATGGTATTTCAAAAAGGGTGGATTCTTAGATACATTAGTTGAAGCAGTCGGCCGCGGCATCTCCAACTTTATGACCAAGATAAAGTCGATCAAAATCGACAATCCTGAACATGCACTGAAGAAAATTGATGTCATTACAGCCGCCATCGCCGCCGCCGGCACCCTACTTAAGATGGTCGGCGATGGAATGAAGATGATCGCAAAACATAGGGGCGGATCTTCATGGGCCAGCGAGCTTGAGTGGTATTTCAAAGTCCCATCCGGAATGGTTTACCAAATGGCTAGCTCTTTAGGTGACAGTTTGGGAATAATTGTAACTAAAATAATGGATACAGTGAAAGGCATTCCCAATCCTGATCATGCAAAGAAACAGATTGCACTTGTAGCACAAATTCTAGAGGCAGTCAGCACATTTGTGGGTGTTATTGACACTGTCTCAAAGTTGAAAGTAAAAGGAGGCAAAGGAGCAACCAAAGGCATCCGCGGGGTGATGGATCTTGTCGCAGGAATCTCCGCACAATTAGCCTATAGCATGCCTCAAGTAATCGACGGTGTGCTCGGCGCCATCGAAGGATCAGATCCGGCAAAGGTTTCTAAGCTATGGAAATATAGACATAGTATCAAAATCTTAGGTACATTGATGTGTGCAGTAGGACAGTTTGCTGCAGCGATTGAAACAATGTCCAGTATTGGCGGCGGCGGCAAGAAAGCAAAGAAAGCACTAGTAACAATGGGTGAGGTCTTTTCGGAAGGCGGTTCAGCGAGACAAGCTTTGATAAACATTGTTGCTGCGGTTGGTGCTGTCGACTTTAGCAAGATGACGAAAGGAGCTGTGGATGGCATGGTTCGACTCGGAAAATTTATGACCGAGATGGACACATTTGTCGGAACTGTATCAGGAATGACGTGGAATCAAAGCTTCTATAAAACATCAAGAGTTCTGATGCTCGGACTTCCTGGCGGCGGCAAAGGCAACGGGCCGATCGCGATGGCTCAAAAACTGATAGAAGCTATTACCGGAGGCTTCAAAGCAAATTCTAGTAATATTCATGTGGAGACGATGACGAAATTGGCAATGTTCTTAACTGACGGGTTGGTACCTGCAATGTCGGCTATAAATCGCATTCCAACTGCTATTACAGATCGAGTGGCCAATGTTAAGACAGCTGTTACAGACCTTCAAGCGATTTCGGCTGCTATTTCATCAAAAGAGATCAGAGCAGCCGTCCAGATCGGCGAGGCTCTGGCCGGCTCCGGATATATAAGTCTAGACCTCACCAAGGACCTGACAATGAATGTTCACGTCCAAGTGAATATGAATGCTGAACAAATTGCCAAGGGTGTGGTCAAAACAGATACGATGAAGTCGTCGTTAGGACAATAGGACAAGGAGCGGCATAAAATGAGTGAAGACAAGAATAATACAGAAGAGATAAACTCAGATGAGAATAGTCCAGAGCAGGAGCCAGATCTGAGCACAGCTTGGGGTAAATTCATAAACGAAAAGCAGAACCCGGATTCGCAGGCATATTTTATGGAAGGCCTTTTAGCTCAAACAGATCCTCGTCTTAAATCACAACTCACAGAAGACTACAAACGTCTATTCAAAGTTGCTGATGTTTTCGGCGGCCTGATGAATAAAATAATGGCTACACCAGAAGGTAGAAGACAGTTCGAAAAAGAGCTAGATAAGCTTGTTGCACGCCGAGCTATGACAGAAAATACAGTAGCAAAGGAGGATACTAGTGACGACCAAGAAGACACATGATACTTGGACCACGCTCTCCAAAGGGCTAGATCCAGACGAGCTATATAATCCTGGTCACAATTCGATCACAGGAGAAAGGGAACCGCTTCCCGATCCTGCTGCTGATATCTATGATCTGAGCCCGGATGCCCATGAATCGCTAAAAGACTACATAAACAAAGTGTCTTCTGGGGAAGCATCTCATCAATCACGTCGAAAGCTCAATAAGGGCAATTCATTTCAAGTTACACCAGAAAATGAAGAATCTAACGTAGGCCAGTCTCCTTTCTCCTCTCCGTACAAGCCCGGCCAGAATTCTGAGGAAAGTGCTAAAGAGATAAAAGACGAAGGCACCACACTTGGAACGTTTCTAAACACCGCACAAGGATTCAACGAAGATCAAGCAAGATATTTTGAAGATCTAAGCAACAGCACTTATGGAAAGTGGGGCGCTGCTACTGAAAATCCGTTTATTGAAGGGGGCGATGGCGGGCCGCTTCTTGATAAAGAAAAAGGCCGCGGTGGTCATCATTTGCTCACATCTGTACAAGCGCAGCCAGACCCAGGCGGTATATTAGGCGCGCCCAGTAAATTTCCTACTGCTGACATGAAAACTGATGTTCAAAAAAGAATCTCCAGTGTGATGTTGGTCAATAGATGGAATCCGTCAACCAGCACACCCTTTATGACAGACAATGAGAAAAATCAATTTGGCTATTCACAGCAATCAAAGATGGGTGTTTATGACCCCGAAGCCAAAGTTATTGAAGAGGACGATCTCAAAAAGATTGGCGAAGATCTGTTATCAAGAGCTGTAGGGCACGACATAGATCCCGACAGTGCAGGCATCGGCGGCAAATATGATATTGCAATGCTCCCTTCTATAGAACAGCTAACTGGCTGGAATACAATTAATATGGGAACCCTTCGAGCAATGAATACTAAGGGTGGCAAAGCTATCGTAGCAGCCGATGCAGGCGTTCGATCCAGTATTCTTACTGGCGACGGTGATGTTGATGGAAAGAAGACATACGGACAAATGACTAGTGAGTATGAGCATTTCGATGGCCCACTTCCTTTGGGCATGGTTGTGAATACAGTAATAAGCCTTGCTGCACTTGTTGTATCTTCTGCACTTATTATGGCTATAGCAGAAGGCATTGGCGCCGCGTCGTCATCCAAAAATGATGGAAAAGTTCCATCAAATACGCCGCCGCTAGATTTGGCTTACGGTCGTCACTCGTTGTCAAAGGACAGAGCAGGTGATTTCTTCAGTAAGCTATTTAATATGCACATCCCAGAACAAAACTTTGGATCGTCCATGTTTTTTGGAATTTTATTGTTCTATGGCATACCGGCAATACCGTCACCCGAATCCGCAACTCCTGGAATGCCCGGGACCGACTGGACTGATATCATGGAGTCTATTGGCAACATTGCCATGACCCCCGGATATTATTCTGTTATAACAAGAAATGTAACAAGAGACACCCAGCAAATTGAACGTGCAATTTCTGATATGGGACCTGACTTAGGGCTTGGAGGGATGATAACCCAGGTGCTTAAAATTATTGAGGCCATAACCACATCAGCAACATGGAAGTTTTTGATGACCATGGTCAAAGTAGGCGAGAAAGGATTACATTCAAAGAGAGGTCACCCAACACTTAATGAAGAAATCAACAAACTGGGTACAGGCGCAGTTCATCGTCACTCTAAGAGCCGCGAGATGACGCCAGGTCACTGGTGGGATCCAGGTCCGAAAGAGCCTGGACGTTTAGCATGGCGTCACACATCAGCTCCGAAAAGATATATTTACCCGGCGTCTTTTGGGCGGGCCCAGGTACGAATGAGGAAGTCCGGAATTGTACCCACTAAGGACCTCGATGCCTATTCAACCGGCATGCCATTCGAAAGAATGTATGCCCCCGGATACGGAGAAGAAAGTTCATTTCCACCGCAAGATCTCGAAGGAGGTGGGGATATGGGGTCCGGCGCGAAATACGAAGGAGATAAGTCACTTTCGAGAGGACGATTACCTACTGAGTATGTAAGCTGGATAGAACAACAATTAGACTCCGAGTACATGCCATTCTACTTTCATGACTTAAGAACAAATGAAATTATCTCTTTTCATGCTTTTATGACTGAGCTATCTGATGGATTCTCTGCAGACTACTCTTCTATGTCAGCTTACGGAAGAGCTGATGATATTATGATCTATAACAAAACAACTAGAAGCATATCATTTGGCTTTATTGTGGCAGCCACTAGTGAAGAGGACATGAACCAGATGTATTGGGATATTAACAAGCTTGTTTCTATGATATACCCACAATACTCTAGAGGTAGAACCATGATTCAAGGCGAAGGCGACCTCGCGACAAAGTTCGTACAACCCTTTTCCCAGATACCAACTGCTTCTCCTATGCTTAGAGTTCGCTTTGGCGATATGCTCAAGTCCAACTATTCTAAGTTCGGCCTAATGAGACTATTCGGTTTGGGAGAACCGGGCGATGCGTTTACTTTAGATCAGGGTGAGGTTGACCCTAAGGATTTAGCTGACTACGCCGCAGCTCTTAAGGCCGCGGAGAAGGCTGCAAAGCTAGCCCAAGCGTTGAGGGAGATTGACCCCGGCGGAAGTGACACAGCACAGAGCTCTGCTTTAACCGCCGCCGGCAGTACGGGACACGACGTGACCGGAGGTGACTCTGAATTTGGGTATCGAGAAGGGGATCTGGTAATGCTTAAATCTTCCCCGACCAGCTATTGGGTACGAACTGATGCGGGAGAATTGTCAAGGGACCTCAAATCCAAGACAGAGCAACATACTCCTGCTCTCAAGCTTCACAAATATAAGAGTGATGTTGAAGTAGAAATTATCAAAAGAGTCCCGGACGGTGCTGCAAAAGGGTCGTCATCCCCAGGCGCATTTGCAGATCATAAATCGGGATCGCCAGGCTCTGATGAGGCGGAGAAAGTAGAAGCGGACAAGCCCGGAACATATTATAAAAGAATGGCGTATCTAGTCAAAGTTAAGAACGGCTCGCCGGCGTTTACAGCGCTTGGCAAAAAGTATAACGATAAAAAGAAGTTTGAGTATCATCGTGCACTACATACTGAGATTGCAGGTCTTTCACCAGCGGGAATCGAGAGAATAAAAGAAGACGCCCTCGAGGGTCTCGCAGTACCCACCCGCGGCGCCGCAGACGGCGGAGAGCTTAGAAGATTCTTCGCAGGGTCTGAGACCGACGGCGCGAACCCAGGTCAGGAAAACTATCTTGTAAGATCGTTCGAAAGCGCAATGGGTAAAGGCTTAGCAGGATTCATTACAGATCTTAGCTTTGACTGGGCAGAGTCTACGTGGGAGACAAAACCAGGAATGAGAGCTCCGCAAATGATGAAAGTCTCTGTTTCGTACTCTCCGATCCACGACATCCCAATGGGTCTCGACTCTGATGGAATGATGAGGTCTGTTGCCTACAACGTAGGAACAGCTTCCGGAGTTGTAGGACACGATCCAATTGGGCAGGACTGGGAATTGTCCTCGAAAGAACGGGCAGCCGCAGAAGCGAAGGCAGCTGCCGCTGCTGTAGAGGAAGCCGAAGACGCGGCAGGAGATGCCGCCGACGAAGCCGAGGCAGGAGCATCAGGCTTACCCTTATAATGCCTTCTAACAGGAGAATAGAAAATGTCAGTATCACGTTATAGAAGAACACGTCGTCTAGACGGAGGCGAAAAGTTAGGGACAAGTCGTGTTTCTGCTATCTTGTTTGAGGCTGCGCGCGCAGGAAGAATACCCTGTGTTACATACGTGTTGAAAGAAAATCAACGTCTCGATCATTTAGCGGGCAAGCATTTAGGAAATGGCCAACTGTGGTGGGTAATTGCAGCATGCAGCGGAATTGGATGGGCTTTACAAGCTCCGCCAGGAACTAGAATTAAAATACCCACTGATATAGAAAAAGTAATGGTCTACATAGGATAACAGATGCCAGATTTAACAGTCCGATCAGAATTAGACTTCATTATTAAGAAGTTAGGCCCCTATTTTGGTGTAATCTCTAAAAGCGCATTCATGAACTTTTTGGTTTCAGGGGACGAAGCATCATCAGATTGGTCAACTGGAGATACATCAGAACCCGATCCAATTGGTAATGTTGCAAATGTTATTCTTGATATGCAAGAAGGCGGTCTGAGAGCCATTGATATTGTAGATCAAGTTGCCGAAACTTCGTGGGGTGACAATGAAGAGCTTTTAACAAAAACATTTCGAATTACATTTGAAAAAGAAGGTGTAGACAACGCTTCGAAATGTAAAGTAATGAATGGCACAACTGCCGGCGCCAAGATGGACGACCAGGGTTGGCCTAAAAAAGATGTATATTCTATGGCTGAGACCCTGGGTCTAAAAGCAGGCGGAAAAGAACAGGTAAATGCAAAACCCACAGATGGGGATAAAGATGAGTCTCCCAATTTATCAGTAATTCAAATATTTCCGACGCGCCTAAACCCAGCAAATAGAGACACCGGAGCTTTAAGCATATTTCTTAATGCACTTCCTACAACTGAAATTAGTAGAGCGGTTCCATTCATAGACATTATTGCTATAACTAAAACACCAATGTTGCAAATGGCAGAAGACGGCGGTTCAGGTAGAATAACTCAAATGTCTTTAGGACAGTTTCTTATAGGCAACGATAATGTTTCTGGCCCATCTCAAACAATGATGAACGCTGTTGATGCCACTGTTGCTGCTGAAATCAAGGAAGACGAGGCACAAGCAGGAGACACAGATGCAGTACCATCTCCGATAGCCACAGTTGGCATGGAAATGTTCACGGCACCTCAAACTCTTATAAACGCAAATGAGTTACATTATGAATTTGATACAATTGAGCAGGCGGAAACCAATCAATTAACAGGTGAAAAATTAGGCGACAATGACCCACATCCAGGCGGCCGTCGATCGGCACCAGTCATCGACCGCTTCCGGCCGTTCATGTCATTGTCATCGTTCAATGTTAATGTATCACCCACAATGGGGATGATGTCTTACAAAACAGCAGAAATGGAGCTGGTTCTCCACGATAGGTCCAGACTTTCTGAAATTGCGCCCTTTGTTAAGCCTGATTCATTCAATAGAACCCACTTTCTAATAGAATACGGATGGGCCCACCCGGACTGTAAGGCACATAGATTTCAAGTTCTGGATGGTGCATCTGGTAATGAGCATCTTATGTCACCTAATACTAGCCTCTTTGGCGCGTTTATTGGGAATCTAAGGTGTAAAGAAAAATACAAAGTTGTTAATTCGTCTTTTTCGTTTGACGAAGTAGGACAGGTAACAATTAGTGTCAAGCTTGCTATGCTGCCCGGGGGTGATCAGCATCAGTGTAAGATAGGCCAGGGCGGTGATGTTGAGGAACAAACTAAGGCAATAGACAAACTCACAGAGGCTATCTCTGAGATAAGAAAAAAGATCGGGAAAAACATGGGCGGCGCCGGCGACGTCGGGGGAGACGGTGATGTTCTTGGAGTGGCCAATTCGACACAAGGCGCGATGAATATTAAAAAAGAAGACCTCGCGAAAGTTCGTGCATTCATCAAGAAAAACCGAGGCAAGAAAAGTGTTGAAGAGATAGAATCCCTAGAAGACTCCCTTCAAGGTCTATACGGAAAGGATGGCTCCGGAAAAACAGGCGCTGTAGCTGATCTCAAAAAGACAGTTGCTGCTGAAGTCAAAAGAAAAATAACGCTAGTCAAGAGTACAAAGACCCCAGATCCTTGGGCAGTAGATATAAATGCATATACAACTAAGATAACCAAAAAATCAGCGAAGTACGTGTCGCTAGGTAAAGTAGTCTCTATATTTTTAGGTTTGCCCATTGCTCAAACGGGAAAGTACGATGATATTCAGCTTTATTTCTACTCTTTTAATGAACACGCTTCTTTTGTTAGAGACTATAATATAGCTCAGTTTCCGATTCCTGTCAAAGACTTTGAGATGATGATCAAGGACGCGCTCAAGCTTGAAGCTAATATGTCTGTCGGCAAATTCATGGGCTGGCTCAACAAGACGTTCATAAAAGATCAAGGTACTCCGGCCTATGGCATGACAAAAATATACGGAGCCCGCGACAAAGAAGACAAACACAAGCGAAAGGTAGCCAAGAAGTTCGAAAAAGACAGTACTGCCATGTACAATGAGAAGCAAAAGATTTTGACTAAAGCATACGGAGAAGGAGAGAATTTATCATTTAAGATGCCATCCCTCACTTTCAAGCAGGAGTGTGTTCCATCTGCAAATAAGACCAAGGCAGCAGACGGCACAGATAAACCAGGCGGCTCTGACACTATTTTGAGAATTCATATCTATGACAAGCAGGCCACCTCTTACAGCGCACTAAATCAAATGCTCCAGGCAGCAAAAAAGTCACAAGTAGGATTGATAACAAAGAGCGCCGGCAATGTCAAGAAAGACAAGGGGGCCCATCCAGAGCATTCTGCTGATTTTGTTGCTCAAATCAATAAGGCCCTCGTCGAAGGCTTACTGGAAACAGTGCCGGTCACTGCTGGCGCAAAAGTCGGAGGTGTCTCTGTTGAAGATCTTCAAGGAAAAGTAAGATTTCGATTGGCCGGAGGCTTTCCTGCTGTCAAATCATTTTTGATGCGATCTATGCCCTCTGCAAGATATGGTGAGTCTAATTCTGGTATATTAACTGCTGATATTCAAAGCATGGAAAACCCAGCATTAGCAACAATTAATATGCAACGTCAGGGCATGGGCGGCGGTGATCAGCCGCAAGGTAATCGTGATGCAGGTGTGCCCATGCGTGTGCATCCCGTTGATTGTTCTATCGAGACAATAGGTTGCCCACTTTGGGACTTCGGCCAGCAAATTTTTATTGACTTTGGGACAGGAACAACAGTCGACAATATCTACGCGGTAGTAGGAATTGACCATACGATAGCCTCAGGCGAATTCAAGTCAAGTGTAAAAATGAGGCAATTGTCCGCTTGGGGTGCTTACAGCTCAATGATCGATAGAATTGCTGATGCAATGACTGTGATGGGTGATGCTAAAAAGAAAGATGAGTAATGGTGTACACTTACTCTAATATGTGTTAAAATAAGCATGTGACAATCTGCATTTTGAACAAGACTGTTGGTGCTAATCAGCACCTAATTATAAATACTGAGGATGAAAATAAAACGTTCCAGTGGAGTAATGACATCCCGGAAGAAGCATGGATTGTAGGCGATAATACACACACCAAGTCAATTGAAGAAGTCGCCAAGATTTTTCACATGCATATACCGAGCATAGCGTCACCGGCCCAAAAAACAGCATTTTCTGAAGTCGATCCTGAGTACACAAAGCACGTAATTCCCTGGAATTGGGTACTTCCTTCAGGTAAGTTTCAGGAGGGGTTAAATAATACCCTGGAAGCAGCCTCAGAGGTCATCTGTGCCTTAGAAGCCTCTGGTTATATGAAAACCTATGTGCAAGGCCGAAAGGTGCTACAGAAGCTGGTTTCTGCACGGACATGCGCAAAGAGAATAGCAAATCATATAGCACAAAATTCATCGGGTCCATCTACTGAGAGCGCACTAAAATCTTTTACTCCAAATAAAGAGAGTTATGCGCCGCTAGCGGTCTACAGCCAGACGACTACGGCTACCGGTCGATTAATAGTAGAGAGCGGGCCGTCCATTCTGACCCTTCCAGCGAAATGCCGTGACTTGATTCGAACGCGGCATAAAAGGGGCAGAGTAATTCAAGTAGACTTTGTATCATTAGAGCCAAGGGTTATGAAGTATCTAGCCGGCTTTGAAGCCCCGCGAGATATCTACAATGATATGTGTGAAAAGTTATTTAACGGCTCTATCGATCGCAAGACTGCCAAGTTAGCAACACTTTCTGCTCTGTATGGTGCGTCTTCTCAGCGCTTGGATTCTTTTTTAGGATCGGGACAAAATGGAAAGCACATTATTCGAAGTGTTAGAAGATATTTTGGTCTGGAGCGAATTGAATCTGAATTAAAAAACAGGATGATATCCCAGGGTAATATAGAAAATGCTCTTGGGCGCCCATTGTTTCCTGACACAACTAGCAGTCATGTACTGGTAAGCCATTATATTCAATCAACTGCTGTAGACATTGCGCTTTGTGGGTTTTCACAACTTATGAAAAATTTTAAGATCTTAGACATCACTGTTGACCCACTATACATAATTCATGATGCCCTAGTAATCGATGTTGAAGAATCGCAGTATAATGCTGTCAAAACAATCGTCGACGCGGGCGTAACACATGAACTAGGACATTTTCCAGTGGGTATCAGTGGGATTTCTAGATCGTAGAGGATATATTTAGAGTTATGGGCATTTTAGACGAACTATACATTAGAAAAAAAATTCGCGGCATCCTCCAAGAGGGCGCCGAAGACGAAGAGAAAAAAAAGAAAGACTCATCTGGCGGCGAATCAGTTAAAATTGGTGTCACTGTTGCAGATTTAACAGCTCGAGACGGTGTGTACTATATGAATCATACTTTGAACGGTGGCATTAACGGAGGATCGCTAAACATAGGAAATTATGATATTGAAGTCGCTCTCGGAGGCCCCGGGGTGTTAGTAACCATGACGAAGTCTAAAGGAGCCGGCTCAGTTAAGCTTGGAGCCGTGGGCAGTGGAAGAGCTAAGGATGTGGTCAATCAAGCCGGCGCGCTGGCAACAGAAAATCCAGGCGAGCTGATGAAAAGATTAGGAAATCCTAAAGCCTCCGGTGATACAGTTCCAGAAAAGGTGTTAAACTTTATACGTAACTCAATTTACGGCAACAAGACCATGGTGAAAGCCTACGGTGGCGCTACCTTGATAAATTAACGGAAGATAAATGAGTATCGAAAAAATTGAATCTAACTGGAAAACATACGAGAAGCTCTGTAGGCGTCTTAGCGATGACAGCTTAAACAAGCTTTTAGATGACCTCGGCGAGAGGATCATAATGTGTCCTGCTTCCCCTCGCACTGATCAGTATAACTGTGCTCCGGGTGGACTAGTACAACATTCCTTGGACACCACAATCACCATGAGAACGATAAACGAGTCTCTGGAATATAACCTTCCTACTGCTTCTGTACTCAAGGTCGGTCTTCTCCATGATATCGGAAAAGTGGGCGACTTGGAGAACGATTACTTTATCGATCAGGACTCTGATTGGCACCGTGAAAAGCTAGGCCAACTTTACAAATACAACGAAGACCTCCAGAAAATGTCTGTATCACATCGATCACTTTGCTTGTTGCAAAGTTTTGGTGTTCAACTGTCAACCGAAGAGTGGCTGGCAATCCAGCTAGCACAAGGTTCACATTTTGAAGAAAATAGATTTTATGTGGGCGACGAGCCC